TCATCGTTCAATCCGTCGAGGCTCCCAAGAGCAAGCAGTTTCGCGACAAATACGGGCGGTTTTTGGCGGTTGTTTACGATGCTTGGCCATTAAATCCAAGGGCGATTGCAAACAAACAAAAGATCCTGACGGTCGCTCCATCGTCGCTAAACGCTCGGCTCATCGATGATGGGCTGGTTAAGGAAAGGTATTGGTAGGTTTTTAGTTCTATTTTTTGGAGGTTGAAATGGAGATTACTTTTGATCGAAAAACGATTGCAAGTTACATGCAATTTTTGCAGCTTAGGCAATCGCCTGTTTATCACTGGAAGGGATCGGCGGCTGTTGTTCCTGACGAATACGCTTCATCCTTTGGCATGAAAGCGAAGCGACGCAAGGCCAGCTATGATCCTTGCTCGAAGTGTTTTGATTACCAGCGGGATATTGTCGGCATTGCTATACGCAAAAAGAAATACGCGATCTTTGCGGATTGCGGGCTCGGTAAGACTTTGATGATCCTTGAGTTCGCAAGGCACGCATCGAAGCAAAGCGGCGGAAAGTTGCTAATCGTTTCGCCTTTGATGGTGTGCAAGCAGACTGTTGATGAGGCATCGCGATTTTATGATGATCTTTCGATTGGTCGCATTGTCGCATCGGACTTGCAAGAATGGTTGTCAAGCAACGATGGGCCATTGATCGGCGTTACCAACTACGAAGCCATCCGCGAAGGGCTTAAGCGTGGAAAGCTTAAAGGGCTTGTCCTTGATGAAAGCTCGATGCTCAAGAGCCATTACGGGGCATGGGGTACGCGATTGATTGAGCTTGGTCGAGGTCTTGAGTGGAAGCTTTGCGCCACAGGTACACCGGCTCCTAATGATCGTATTGAATATGCAAACCATGCTGTGTTTTTGGATCGAGCCAAAACGGTTAACGAGTTCCTTGCTTGCTATTTCATCAATCGCGGTGAGACTCAAAACCGATGGGAGTTAAAGCCTCACGCATTGAGGCCGTTTTATAAATCGCTTTCGGATTGGTCGATATTCTTGACGAATCCAGCGGTTTACGGATGGCGTGATAATGTTGGAGTTACTCCACCTATCAATGTGCATATCCATCATATCGACTTGACCGATGAGCAACGTAATGCGGCTCAAGCGTTGACGGGCAACCTAGTGACGACATCGGTAGGTGGCATCGGTCAGCGTGGAAAGCTATCGCAAATTGCAAAAGGCAAAAACGGCATCGCTTCAAACAAAAACGAGTTTATCAGGTCGCTTGTTGATTCGTGGTCGGATGAATCGACGATCATTTGGTGTAACTACAATGATGAACATGAGCAAATGGAGGGTACGTTTCCAGATGCGGTTTCTATCAGTGGAGACACAAAGGAAAGCGATCGGCAATCGATGATTGATCGGTTTAAGTCCGGCGAAGTTAGGACGCTGATTACCAAGCCAAAGATCCTTGGCTTCGGGCTCAATCTTCAGGTTTGCACTCGTCAGGTATGGTCTGGGCTCAAAGACAGCTACGAGGAATACTATCAAGGCGTAAAGCGATCCAACCGGATCGGCTCAACAAGACCGCTAAACGTGCATATTCCAGTGACTGAATTGGAGGTTCCGTTTGTCGAAAATGTTTTGCGCAAAGCGGATCGAGTCGAGCACGACACGAACGAGCAAATGAGACTATTTAAGGAGATTGGCCATGAAGGTTTCAGCGGAAAGAATGATTGAGATCGAGCAACACGCTCGACGGTTCGGCTCTGCTAATTGCTGGACAGGTACTAGCGGAACGTTGGCTACGATGATTATTGAATTACTCAACCACATTAAGGAAATTGAACACGATGAAAAACGAACTGCTTAGCGATGGCGAACAATGGAAGATCCACAATGGAGACTGCATTCCTCACATGCTTAAGGACATGCCTGAATCAAGCGTTGATTTTGCGGTATTCAGCCCACCATTTCCAAGCTTGTACGCTTACACCGATTCGGTATCAGACATTGGCAATGTCGATGCGATGGGAATGGAAGCAAAAATACATCTTGGGTTTTTCTTCACTGGACTAGCAAGGGTGCTTAAGCCGGGACGGGCGGCTATTGTTCACGTTTGCCAAATCCCGCGAATGAAGCGATCCGGCGGCGTTGGGCTCTGCGACTTTCGAGGGCTCAACATTCGCTTAGGTGAGCGTGCTGGGTTGGTCTATGAGTACGATTGGAGCGTCCGTAAGAATCCTCAGGCTCAAGCGATCCGAACAAGATCGAGGGAGCTTCAATTCGCAGGGCTCGAATCTGATCGGGCGGCTCAACGCGGGACGCTTCAAGACTACTTGATTAAGTTTCGCAAGCCAGGCGAAAACCAAATTAAGATTGACTCGGAGAATCAGGTCAGTCGGAACGATTGGATCGACTGGGCGGAAGGGTGCTGGAGTGACATTCAAGAGACTGACACTCTAAACACGGCTGAGGCCAAGTCTGAGGATGACACAAAGCACATTTGCCCGCTTCAATTGGAAGTGATCCGGCGATGCGTTCTGCTTTACTCAAACCCTGGCGAAATCGTTTTCAGTCCATTCACTGGAATTGGATCGGAGGGCTACGTCTCATTGGGCGGTAAGTCACCTAAGACCAAAAAGGCGATCGCCAATCCACGTCGGTTTTACGGTTGCGAATTGAAGTATGAATACTTCCGGCAAGCGGTTAAGAATCTCGATCGTGCTATTAACGGTCGCGAGTCCGAATCACAGCCAACATTATTTGATTGATCCTTCCCAGGTCGGTTCGCCTCGGCAAAGGTGCTTGCTATCTACTTGGCAAGAGTCCTGCCAAATGAACTGGTGCGCGGTACGAGCCGGGATGCATAGCCCAATCGACCGTCGGTATGCAAGTGGCTAATCTCCACACTGCCTACCCCAGGGTCGCTCGTTCGAGAGGGCGGGCGGCTCCTTTTAGGTTTCGTTTCAATGGTTTTTTGGAGCGCGGGTAAATGATTAAAGAGTTACTAAGCAAAGCAGAAAGCAGGATCGTATTGGCTTGCGATGTGTCTTTTGATTTCGATCCTAGCGATGGGTTTTGCTTGAAAGTTCAAAAGGACGATTGGAGCAACTTTTTTACGAGAACAAGCAATAAGCGTTGGAGATATAGACAAGCCCATTTTTGCTCCATTCATCTTATTACTGAGGCTATTTTTGATTGGCCTAGCGATGTTACCGACGATGAGATCAAGCTAATGGTTCAAATAGTCGAGTTGCTAGGTAACGCTATGGATGCAGCTTTTGCAGGTCACGCCGACTGGAGGCATAAAGTTGAAACCAGGAGAGTTGGGGCTGTCCAGTTTGCCTACAGCAGATCATCAAGGCAAACCGCTGAAAAATCTTTTTTGTATTTGATGAGGCACACAAATGGTTTAACGAAGATAGGTAGGGCAGTTAATCCATCTGCGAGAGAAAAGACATTGCAGGCTGAAGACCCTCGGCTGGAAATGATTTTTTCGGCAGATGGGATCGGGCATCACGAGCGAAGGCTACACAAGATTTTTGAGGACTTGCGGAAGCGGGGCGAATGGTTCGACCTGGACGATCATCATGTCGAATGGATCAAGTTTTTCTTTACTGGTTTTCCAGGTTTTGTAGTATTTCCAGAGCGTGAAAGGGTGTTATAATGGTTGCGTGCGGTTGGTACCCGAACATTACAAAACAATCCCCTGCGGTACTTTCATGGCGTTTCGCCAACGGGTACCAACCTAGTACCGCAGGGGGCTTTTGCATCTCTATGGAGGTGGAGAGTGCAAGAAAGGGACTTCGTAATGGCACGAACTAAACCACCTTCATTTGATTTCTTCCCCGATGATTTCATCGCAGGGACGTATCACCTTACGCCGGAAGCGGTCGGCATCTACGTCCGATTGCTTTGCTACCAGTGGAACAATGGCAGCATTCCGTCGGACGAAAACGAACTTGCTAGGGTGGCCGGGGTCGATGCGGACGCAATGCGGACGCATATGCGGACGGTTATGCTCAAGTTCATGCAAGATGAATGCGGCGGTCTTAAAAACGCTCGGCTTGAGCGTGAGAGGGAGCACAAGCTTTCGGTCATCGAAAAGTCTAAAGCGGCTGCGGATTCTCGTTGGGCTAAGGAAAAAGCTAGGAAAGATGCAGAATCGGCCAAAAAAAGCGGGTGCGTCGGCAATGCGGACGCATATGCGGACGGATATGCGGACGCAATGCGGACGGATATGCCCCCTACTTCCAACTTCCAACTTCCAACTTCCAATAGTTTAAATCCCCCTTTATCCCCCATTGGGGGAAAGACCACTGAGGAAGAAAAACCAAAAGCCAAGAGGAAACCATCCGAAACTGTCGGAGAATTCCAACCACCTAAGAGGCTTGATACTCCAGAAGTGAGACAGGCTCTAGCAGACTTCGAGTCGATGAGGCTGCGAACAGGAAAGCGCATCAAGGATCGGAGCAATGTTTGTCGAGGTTGGGACTCTAGGTTTGTCGATGCCAAACATCTACTAGCGTGTATCGATGTTGCGATCTCAAACGAGTACCAAGGCATCAGTCCGGATTACATCGATCCGTCGAAGGTGCTCGAAGCAAAGAAGCCATCACTTTGGGACACAGCCAAGAAATACTAAGCCATGACAGACCAAGACCTAATAGACGAAGAAAGCTTAATGGGTGCGTTGATCGTTTCGCCTGAAGCGATCTACACCGCTCAGGAGTTTGTGACGGCTAAAGACTTCATGAGCACAGGGTTTGCTGATGTGTTCCTGGCGATTCAAAGCTTGTTAGCCAAGTCCGTGCCGTTGAATATCCAAACGATTTCAATCGAGCTTGATCGGGTTAAGGTTATCGACAAGATCGGCGGAATATCAAGGCTCGCTGAGTTACTTAAGAACGGTTTACCTCATCACACGGCGTACTACGCCGAACAGGTCGCCAAAGCTTCGCAAAGGCGGCGTTTACGCATGGCGATTGCCGACTTGCATAATCAGGCACAGTCTCCAAGCTTTGAGCCTATGGAGCTTGCAGGCCAGCTATCGTCAGCGTCAACGCTCATTGATGTTGGCGGTAAGGATCAGAAATCGATCGGCGTTGTGTTATCCGACTTCCTTGAGGATTGCGAAGTCAAGCGACAACAGGGACACGTCGCGGTTATGCCTACGGGACTCAAAACGCTCGACGAATCGCTTTTCGGTGGCTTGCCATCAGGCTACATCACCATCGGAGCAAGGCCGTCAATCGGTAAATCTGCAGTAGGTGCTGAGATTGCTTTGAGGCCGGCTAGGGATCGAGCCGAGCCGACTTTGTTTATAAGTCTCGAAATGAGCTTCCGTCAATTCGCGTTGCGGTTCATGCTGCGAGGAACAACGCTTGATGCGAAAGACTTAAACAGGCTGACGTATACCGACAGCCAACTGTCCGAAATGCTCAAGATCGCAAGCGACTTTCACGATTGCCCAATGGAATTTTGGCATCGGCCAGGGGCAGGCATCGCAGCGATTGAAGCTAGGATTAGATCCGATATCGCTCGACGAGGATGCAAACTTGTTGTGATTGACTACATTCAGTTGATAAAGGCTCCTAAGGGCATCTATGATCGGCGGTTGCAAGTGGGCCACGTTTCAAACGAGCTTGCGAGGATCAGCAAGCAGCTAAATATTCCGATAGTCGTTTTGGCTCAGGTCGGTCGAGCGGCAGAAGGTGAACCGCCAAAGCTAAGCGACCTTAAGGAATCCGGTTCTATAGAGGATGATTCAGACGTTGTTCTTTTGCTCCATCGAGATGATCGAGCATCGGAAGATTTGAAAGTTTTGATAGCGAAGTTCCGAGACGGCGAGATTGCTAGTTGCGATCTCAAGATGCGTCGCGGTGCAGTTTACTCAAGCGAGGAAAGAAATGGGCAGTTCAATGACTGGTAGCGATAACAATAAAGCTGACGAGCGAGCACAGTTCAGAAGGTATGCAGAAGCGGCGCTGTCTGGATTGATTAGCGACCGAAAAAATTTTGACGGCGATCGCTACATGGCACGCAGAGCGTTTGAAATAGCAATAGCAATGATGACGGAAGAAGTGGATGCATTTGAAGCATTTCAACTCATAGCACTTAAACGTGTTGTTGCGAAACAAAGAGCCAAGCATGGCATCGAGGAACCAAGCGAACGATCGAAGGTGTTTTAATGAAACTTTCCGAATACTTTGCCAACATCGAGGATCTCAAATCCGAAAACAAAGACCTTCGCAAGCAGCTTGAGCGAACGAGTCGAAAGCTGACCGAATCTCAGGCAAGAAACAAAGAGTTATTCGACGCACTCCGAGCCGTCGTCAACAAAGATCATCCAGCGTTAAGGAGGAAGAAATGAAAGTAGGCGATAAGGTTTGGGTTCAATGCGAGGTTGTCGAAGTGGCTTATCAAGGCCATATTGAGTGCAAAAATGGGCCGCACTATTTGCGTCCATTGGTCAGCGAAGTAAAGCCCGTCGAGTCTAGAGTAGTCGAGCTCCCAGCAAAGAAAGAGCCGACCGAGGCGCAGAAGATAGCAGAGCGAACCTTAAAAGCGATTTGGGCAACTCAGCCAAAGCCAGAGCCAGTTATTAAGGATTGCTCAACAACTGAAAGCGGTTCCGTTGAAGCAAAATACAAGATCGGCGATTGGGTCGAGATTGTAGGGCCGAAAGAGCCTACTGAGTTACGAAGGCGATGGGACGAAAGGATGGATCGGTACATCGGAATGATTGTTGAAGTTAGAGCCTTATCCATCCCTACAAAGAATGACGATGCTCTTTATAATCTTAGTAAGTGTGGATTCTTGGTGTTTCGCGAAAAATACTTGAAACCAGCAAGCGAGCCCTGCAAAGAAAAGCAAAGCGAGCCGGTCAACCCATCGCACTACAAGCAAGGCGGCATCGAGGATCTCAAAAAGGCTCGGTGGTATCTCGATCGATTGATTCAAGAGGAGGAAACAAAGTGAGAATTTTCATCCCAGGCGAGCCGGTGGCGCAACCACGGCCAAAGGTTTCGACGCATGGCGGGTTCGCTAGGGCCTACGTCGATGCGAAACATCCGATCCATGCCTTCAAACAGGCTGTCCAGTTGGCTTGGAAGGGCTCGATCAATCGATGCTTAACAGGGCCATTGTCAATCGAGATTGTTTGCTGGTACTCAAGGCCGAAGGGCCATAGCAAGATTCGTCGAGCGAGTCGAGAACCTAAGATGAGCCGTCCCGATATCGACAATACGGCCAAGGGCATCCTCGATTCCCTCAACGGCGTTGCTTACATCGACGATGGACAGGTCTACCGGCTGACTGTCGAAAAGTGGTACGTCGGGCCGGATGATCAAGTCGGTACATGGATCGAGGTAACCCAATGACACAACGCAAAAACATAATTCAGGAAGAAAAAATGGAACCTAAGCAGTGGAACGTGATAAGCCTAGGCGCAGGCGTGCAATCGTCAACTATGGCATTGATGGCAAGCCGTGGCGAATTGCTAGACATCGAAGTTGATTTTGCAATTTTTGCCGATACGCAAGACGAATCTAAAAAGGTCTACGATTGGCTTGATTGGCTAGAGCGTCAATTGAACTTTCCGGTCTACAGGGTGACAAAAGGCAAGCTGAGCGAGCGAGTCTTGGAAATGAGGACCAACAAAGAAGGCAGGCGATATTCAAAAACAGACATACCTTTTTACACTCTAGGAATCGACGGATCAAAGGGTATTGTGTCTCATCGATCATGCACGGCAGACTACAAAATCAAGCCCATCCTAAAGGAGCTGCGGGCTAGGTGCGGCATCAAGCGAGGGCAAAAGGCTGCTACAGTCACAAGCCTAATTGGAATCAGCTACGACGAAATGCAGCGCATGAAGGACAGTCGAGACGCTTTCGTAGTCAATCGGTGGCCATTGGTCGAGCTGAGAATGAAACGAGCCGATTGTATCAAGTGGATGACGGATCGAGGATACCCAGAGCCACCAAGGTCGAGTTGCGTCTATTGCCCATTCCATCGCAATGGCGAGTGGCGGCGATTGAAAACAGAAGAGCCTAGCGAATTTCAAAAGGCGGTTGACTTTGAAAAGTTAGTGCAGCTTACAAAGGTCAACGACGAGACTTTTGACGCTATCCCGTTTTTGCACAATTCGCGGATACCACTGGATCAAGTCGACTTTCGGAGTCAGTTAGAAATCGATCAAGACCGAGGGCAAGGCCTACTAGACTTTCAAGACGAGTGCGAGGGGATGTGTGGCGTATGACACAACGAAAAAACATCTCGCAACCTGACGAAGCTTGGTCGGCGTGGGATCGAGCAGCGGCGAAACTCGACATGACTCTAAGCCAACTGATTTTTGAGGCAATGAACGAGCATTTAGGGCTATTTCTGACGCGAAAACCCAAGAAGCGGCCAAAGACAGCAAAGGCGGCTCCGAAGCGGGAGAAACGAATTTAGGGCCGTTGCTTGCAATTTCAGCGGGTCAAGCCTAAAATGCGGGAAAGGAGTAGAAAACATGGAAAGTCTTTTTAAGTCCAAACGCTTTTGGGTTTCGGTGGCAGCCGTTGCTGTCGTCGTCCTTAAGGACAAGGTTCCCTTGACTGAGGATCAAATACAGATCCTGGTTTACGCCGTTGGAGCGTGGGTGGTAGGTGAGTCGATTCGTCCAGTGGATCCAAAGCCAGAGGTGACCAAGTGAATCGCGTAAAATTTGCTGACAGGCTCAAGGCGCGTCGGGCAGCTCGGGAAATTTGGATCGCTCGTCGATCAGATCCAACTGTGGCTGATTTGGTTGCTAAGACCATCGACGGCGATGAGGAAGCTGGAAAGTTGCTTTTCGGATCGCATCCTGAGTTGGTCGGAATCGATCCGGCAACGCTCTTTTTGCTTATCCAGATCGCTCTTAGGCTTTGGCTCTGGTGGCAATCGCAGAAGGTCGAGAATCCTTCGGAGGATGTTGCTGTTGGCGAGCCCTTCGATTCCACTGTCAGCGACGACGACCAAGACTAAGCCCAGATCGCAACGACTACCTACTAACCTTCAATCCTTACAAGCGGGTTAGTCGGAGCGAGAAGGGCAAACACAAGGATGGATGATGGCTGACGAAAAGAAAAAAGAAAACTGGTTGCCTTGGATTGTCGCGGCGTTGGCGGTCTTTGCGATGTTGCGGAACCAGCAACCGTCGGACAAGCCACAACCGAAGGAGCTCAAGGCGGTCGTCTCTCAGACGCTACCATCCATCCGATCGGCCTACAAGCAGGCTTTCTTGGAGGCAGCTTCAAAGATCGAGTCCGGCGAGATTAAAGATCAAGAAGCTTGGACGAAATTCATTGCTGAGAATGCGGGGGCCAAACAGCGGGAAGCACTTGATCGAGTCTATGAGGCCATCGACAAGCTCGATCTGCCTGCAAGCTTTGCGGGCAAGGAATCAGAGATAGCCAAGGTCAATCGGGAGATAGCTCAAGCATGGTAAACATCTTGTCGGCTTTTGCGATTGCTTCTGGAGTTTGCTTCGGCGCGTTGGTGCTTGGGCTGATTGTCGATAGTGCTGCTACAATCACCATTGATGCCATCAAGACTCTTACCAAAAGGGTGTTTTGGGATGAGTGACTTTGAATTTACAGGCTACGATCCAACCATCGAGAATCGAGACGCGATAGTATCGCAGTCGGTAGAAATCGGCTTTACCGTCAGCGATTACGAAGCACCTGAAGAAGTTGATTTCCGCAAGTTAATACGCCATGACAACCAAGGCAACATGGGTTCTTGCG